TTTCCTGAACTAACATTCACGTATGATTTTTTTATGAACGACGATGATGACCCAATTGTTGATAATAAGCTGTTTGCTAAATTTAAATCAGCTCCAAGAGGCGGAATAGTCAAAGGATTAATAATGCAAAATTATAGATTTGGCCACGCTGCTATAAAAGACATTACAAACAACCCTCCCAACCCATTTAAATTTTCTTTAACGTTTATTAGTAACAGCAGTCAACTCAATAACGGTCGTTTTAAATTTCAGCTTAGTTTTAAAAGCGATATCAATTTGCCGCCAGGTACAAATCCTGCAGATACAAATCCCGTGCGTTTTAACACAAGTCGAGAAATGGCTTTTATATACGGTGATTTTCTTAACGACGCTGGCAAGTCCAGAACATTTAAAACACAAAAAGAACTTTTTAGCAGTACTTGGCTAAATTTAGCTTCAGCTACGCAAGTAAATTCGAGCGGTTTTCTTGTATATTCCCAAAGAACATCGAATAAAAATAACGCAGTTTTCAGTACTCCTGATTTAGTAAACTGCTCAGTAACCCTCACTAATTTAGGAACCTTTCTTTCAGGAAAAAGACCTGTAGGGACTCAGTATAAGTTAGAAATTACTTGGCCGACAACTATAAACGAGCAGGCACTATACTTAATTACTGGATGCTCTTATATTGAATTATCAATCTCTGATTATTTTCAGAGTGTCCTGCATAGCGGTCAAATACGAAAAGCTAGCTACGACACTTACTACGATGACGCAACTAATCCTCTCTATAACCCATCGGTAGTTCATTTTCCGAAATTTTCTATAAGAGGATTTGACCGGCTTAGAGAAGCATCGGCATTTGAAAAATATCATTTAGAGAGAACAAGCAACAGTGAGTTATTTAGGTGGCCTGTTTACCCTAACAATAAAGTATACGTCCAACCAGTTGTTATGAACCCGAAGACTGGCACTAAGCAGTTTTCTTATGTTCTTTTAAACTACTTGAAAGGAACTAATAGATTTAAGAACTGCACTAGTCCTTACTTTATGGATCAAGGTTATATAATTTTAGCACACAAGTTAGCAGGTAAATCAGTTGTTTATATGACGGCTCCAAGGTCCGTTAGAAGTCTTAAAAATTACTACACTAGTTACTCATACAACGAGGCAACAAATACTGTGCAATTAACGCTTCAACACGCTAATTTAGTACTAGCTGCTAAATCTATCATGGGTAAGCCAGCAAAAGCAGTTTTACCAGCCGGAGCATATTGGGTGTATATAGTCACAGGAATTACTGCGATTGCGTTTACAAAAGATTTTAACCTATGCACGCTGAGTTATGCGGGAGAAGCTAACTTTCCTAACAAATTTAATACTAATGTTATAATGCAGTACGAATTTAAGGTTAACTAAGGAGTATAAATGAGCGACGATTACTACGATATATTACACGACTCGGAATCAAACGCCCCGTATCAGTATGCTGATAGCTTTGTTAGATACGAGTTGCAGCTTCCATTAGGAGTTCCATGGCCGATAGTGACTGGATCACTTATCAGTAACGATCTGTACAACGACAATCAGGACAATTGGCTGTACTACGGTGCTGGAACACACAAGACAGCAATAGCCGCTAATTTAAGCGAAAGACTGGGCGGGATTACAATAACAGTCGTTAGCGGAGCAACAAACGTTTACGTACAGTTAAGTGAATACTTTGCAGACGAGAACCCAGTCTTCATTTCTGCCCCTTACACCGTTTCCGGCGACAGCGGCGGAGAAGATTTGCTATTAGCGAGCTATGCTGCAGACACTCCGGAGAATCCGCAAAATTACTGGATTGCTTTACCAAGTCCGGGAACTTATAAAATATCTTTTCCATCGCCTGTAGCCGCAACCGCGGTTATTGTAACTCACTCCGGCTCGAGTCCCTATGCACTTAGCCAAATACTCCCGCGAAAGGTTGTACAAGCTTTCGACCTTGAAGTCGGATCTATCAAAGCTTATCATGTCTCAGCTACATTAATTGATACCATAGCTCTGCAAGTGGCTGATAGTATTGTAGTTGGTCCAGAATTAATCGGCCTAAAGTCAATTGACGGGTCTAAGATTGTTGACGGTACTATTTCTGGCGTACTCATCCGAGATGGCACAGTTACGGGTAATAAAGTATTGGCCGGTACTATCAGCGGCGTTCTCTTGCAAGGTAGCACAATCACCGGTGATAAGATTGTAGCAAACACGATAAGTGGTTCTCTCATAGCTGCTAACACAATTACAGCAAATAAAATTGCGGTTGGGACAATTACGTTTAATGAGATTGCCTCGAATACTCTTACAGCCGGTCAACTAGCTGATGGGGCAGTCACGGGCAGAAAGATACTAGACGGCACGATCAGCGGAGTTCTTATTCAAGACGATGCAATTAGTGCTAGTAAGATTCAAGCCAACTCGATTACGGCCGCAAAGATTGCCGCCGGTACCATCACAGGAGATAAGATAACCGCGGGGACAATTAGTGGTGAGCTAATAACTGCTAGATCAATAACCTCTAATCAGATCGCTGTAAGCGGTATCACTGCTGACAATATATCAGCGCGCGTAATCACGGCCGAAAAGATTGTTCTTAGCGGTATTACAGCTGAACTGCTCGGGGCTGAGGCAGTAACGGCAGCGGCTCTTGCATCGGGTGCGGTAATCTCTGGAAAGATTGCAGCAAATTCAATCTACGCTTCAAACATTGTAGGTGGGCAAATCACTGGTTATCACGTAGCTGCTAACACGATTACCGGCGATCGATTAAACGTAAATCAGCTCGATGCTGTAGCTGCTAATATGGGTAACCTAATCGTAAATAGCGGTATTTCGGTGGCAGCTGGTGGGTACATTACAGTACCAAGTGGGTACATCGAGGCCGGTAAAGCAAGACTAGATAGCACCGGCTTGCAAATTGGAAACGTTGCTAGCAGTAATTTACCATCCATTACGGACACACTGCGAATTGCTGGTAGTGGGGGTGGTGGTAATATTGTTGGTATGGCCTTTTATAACGGAGCTTTTTCCGCAACAGTTCCCCAGGCACTTGTGCAACTAGACGGGACAACCGCTTTGGAGATTGAAAACAACGCTCCGGAAAGCGCCGTAATTAACTTTAACTTCCCTGCAAACGGACTCTCTCAGTCAGCAACTGTTAATGTTTACAACGGAAATCTTTCCCTAAGGAACACTTCAATTGCCCCAGCAGACATAACCCCCGGTGCATTACGTGGATTGGACCGTAATAACACAATAAGATACTATTTAGGTGCGGACCAGTTTTTTCTTAATAATGGCTCTAGTAATACGTTTGTTGTTACTTCCTCAAACGGTAGCATTACGACATCGGGTACACTATATGTTGGTGGTCCTACTAATACTAATGATAATATTGAAGTTAACGGTAGTGTAATTACTGAGTTTGCAGTAAAAGCAAAATCAGAATTAAATGCTGGTTTTGACGGCCTCAGCGCATACAGATTTAACGTGCAAACGAATGGAAATACAGCAATCGCCGGTACTTTAGGAGTTACAAGCACTACAACGTTAAACGGTAACTTTCTTCAGTATAATTACGGCGGAATGTATAAAAATACTGCTCAAACTATTGCAGCAGGTGCTGACGCAAGGATAACTTTTCAAGTTGCTTATATTAACGGAATTTTAGATAACTTAGCAAATAATCGCCTAACTATCGCTAATGCCGGTATGTATATTATAACCGCTGGTGTTGTTAGTGCTACTGTGGGTAGTACTTTTCAAGTCGTGACTGGTGGTGCGTTTGGAAGTGGTGCGGTAATATCAAATGTCATTCAAACGGACATGAGAGCTTATACAACAAAGCCAGTTTATTTAGGTTCTGGTACAAACTTGGAACTCTGGGTTAGAAATTCAGGTGGAACTACTATATCAGTCAACACTGGGACTAATGGTACAATATTAACTGCGGCGAAGGTAGGTTAAATATGGCAATAATAGAACTTATTCAAATATTCCCAATTATTACTCGGTATGAAGCCGACGTAGACGGTAGAATAGAACCCCACGAAGAGTGGGCTATCGGTGTAATTAGAGAAGAGAGGGGTAAACTTCTTGCCGCCTCTGACTGGAAGGTTTTACCAGACTCACCGATTTCAAATAAAGAAGAGTGGTATACATACCGGCAAAGTTTAAGAGACTTGCCGCAACTCGTACTCAGCAATAATTTTGTTGACACACCGTGGCCAGAGGCTCCGCTTGACAGTAAGCATAAAAAAACTTATAATTATGGAGATATAGATGATAACTACGATAACTAATTTGGATTATCTAATCGACGGTGTTAAACTTAGACTAGGTGACTTTGATGGTACTCTTAATTCCGATGCCTTGGTTAGAACTTCCTTAGTCAACGCAGTAAAATTTCTGCAGAAGCGGTGGAGAGCCAAGTATCAGATATGGACTTCTGGATTAATCGCGCCTACTCAGCCAGCTGACGCAGCAGCTCAAGGATACTTTTGGGCCAGTACTGCAAACGGTTATTCATTTATGCCGAGAGATCTAAACGAAAACGATGTCTTTAGAAATCCTTTTCTCGACTTTGATCAACCAAGTCCGCCAATTTTAGAGCAGGCAGATGAAGAAGCTATTTCGATAACTGCTGTTTACTTGATACACTTAGCAAAACTTACTTCAAGTTCTCAAACGTTTGTATCCTGGTCTACGGAAGACATTCGTTATACAAATACAGAGAGTTCTAAGTCGATGAATCATGTTTTAGATCACTTACTGTCCGAGCTTGAGACGCTGTTCAAGACAAGAATAGCACAACCTAAAGCAACAAGACAGCCATTAAATACTATTATCGGAACTAAAATTTATTAGGAGGGTCTATGGGTAAGGTAATTCCAAAAATGTTGTTTGTTGGTGATTTTCCAGTACAGACTGGGTTTGGTGTCGTAGCCACCAATCTGATTAACACTTTCAAGAAGCATTACGAGGTACACGTTTTAGCAGTTAACTTCTTCGGAGATTACGATCCTTCATTGGACGGTCTCCATGTTTACCCAGCTAGCGGGAATGGAAACGACATCTGGGGTAAAGGTCGACTAAACGAGTTGATTTTAAAAATTACGCCGGATATTGTGTTTGTGTTGAACGATCCTTGGATTGCAATGGACTATGCTAACAACTTTAAGTTAGTCAAAGAAAAGTATCCTGCTTTAAAAACTAAGTACTTTGCGTATATTCCGGTAGACGCCGAGAATGTCAAACAAGACTTTGTAGAAGGACTCCGTCTCTACGACCGCGTAATTACATACACGCAGTTTGGCAAGGATCAGCTGCAGTATCGAATGAACAGTGAGGGACAGGACTTTAGTTTACAAAACGTTGCAGTAATTCCGCATGGAGTCAACACTAACGTTTTTAAAAAGTTAGACCTCGATCGAAAAACGTTGCGTGGGCAAATGAATCTAAGCGAGGACGACTTTGTTGTTCTTTGTTTGCAGAGAAACCAGCCACGCAAGCGATTAGACCTCACCTTTTACTACTTTGCGGAATGGGTCAAGCGTTACAGTTTGCCCAAGTCGGTAAAGATTTATTACCACGGTGCTTTGCAAGACTTCGGTATTGATATTGTGCAATGGTGTGAGTATCTAGGCATTGAAGATCGCCTGGCTATCTCTTCGCCGAATATTCGGCCAGACAGCGGGTTAACTGTTGAACAACTCAACATGGTTTATAACACTGCGGATGTGTTTTTCACTACAACGGCTGCAGAAGGGTGGTGTTTACCAGCAGCTGAAGCTATGGCTACAGGCGTTCCAGTTATTCTTCCAAAGCACTCAGCTCTTGCTGAGTGGCCTGAAGGAAATGCACATTACATGGATGTTTATCCATTTCCTTCTTTGACAGACCGCGGCTTGAACACTATTCATCATGTGACCGAGATGGAGAGTGCTATCAACGCGTTAAACAAGTTGTTCATTGACGAGACGTATCGAAAAAATTTAGGAACAAAGGGCATGCAGCACATTAATCAGGAGAAATTTAAATGGCCTGTGATTGCTAAGCAGTTTGTGGAGATCATTGATGGGGAACTTAAACAAAATTGAACAACTCGCCAAGAAATATGCCAAACGGCTATTGACAAGGCTTGAGGCAAGTGGTAATATCAATAACGAAGTACGGAAAGCAGTGCTTGACGAACTTAATTCGATGGCGAGAGAACTCGTCGTAATGCAGGAGAAGAACAATGGCATTCGGTAAGATGATTGGCGGATCGGCACAACAGCAGTCAGCAAGTTCGTCAAATGGGAAAAATCCTTTTATTGACGTACGTGAAGGTAAAAGAGTAATTCGATTTCTGCCTGACCCGCAGAACATGACTGAGCCGCTTTTGGGTCAGACTGTACTTTCGGTGTGGATTACTGCTAAGAAGGGAGAAACAGACGTTATGCGTCGTATCTTCCTCGACTACTCGGCACGCTCAGTGTTGCCGAAGCAGTATAACGACGGAGTTCGTCGGCGATTTTTTATGAATGTGCTTGACAAGAGCATGGTCATTAAACTGGATGACGGGTCATTGATTTACGGGAACAACCAGAATCAATACGTCACGTCGCAGAACGGAGAAATGGTGCCTGTGACTGGAAAGAAGCCTGAGCGTAACATGCAGGTGCAGGTGCTTGAAGGCTCTGTTTCTTCAGGACAAGGTCGGAACGGCCTCCTTAACGAGATTGAGGAACTTAGTAAGTCAGTATTTGATGACGAAACAAACGAGTTAATTCCGATTACGATGGTAGACATCGAAATTGTTACTCGTGGGAAGGGTCTTAATACCAATCGAGCAGTGTATGTCGGTGCTAACCGCGACGCTATTTCTCCCGAGGTATTGAGCTTGCCTATGTACGACATTGAAGGATACGCCAAGCCATTCCCAACGGATGCGATTAAAGATCTTCTCAAG